TCGATGTCTCGAAGTCCGCATTTGAGAGACTATAATCGAATGCACCGGCGTCTGCTGTTGCGGTGATTTTGGCCGCATCAGTCACGGTTAGATCATGAGACAGTTCAGTTATGCTTGGTACGATGGTATCGCATTCCAGAGTCCCTCCAACGATAAGACCGTCTGTAATCACACCACTATCTGCACTAATCTTACCGGCGACCTCTGCATCCCCTCCAACCGTAAGATCATTTACGACCTCACACCGAAGCGCCCTAAGTATCTGGATCTTGGTCTTTCCCCAGAATGTTTCAAATATCCGCGCCACCTACCGTCACCTCCTCCCTAACTGGCTCATCGTCTGGCAGTCTGAAGATCGACCCAGAATTTATGAGAGTCTGAAAAGGACTGCCTCGTGCCTTGCCCCGAATATCCAACTTTGCGACGTCCTTAGACGAGAGGATGGTGCCTCGCGGATATTTCCGCAGGCTCTTACCCTCCCATCGCTCGAATGATCGCACAACTTTGTACCTACCTATTGCCACTAAGAAGCCTCCTTCAGGCAACGGCATTGTTCAGGAATGCGCCCGCATCAGCAGCCATGACCACGGGGCACCAGCACTGGAAGCCCTGGTAATACGTGGTATGGGAATGCAGATCTGGAACCTGCGCCAGGGCGGTATCAAACCCACCCAGGGGCTGATTGAATGATAGATTCATGCCGGCAATGGTCTTCAGCGGACCCGGCGTGGTAACATAACCATACCACATGCTCTTGCCGAAGATCCAATCCAATGAGACTGTAGCGCCTGGAGCAGCTGTGTTGTACATCGCGCTTGCTACGATGATTCTATCGACATCGAGGGCCTGGGCAATCATCTGCTCGTTTAGCTTGGTAGGCACCTTCTCAGCGCCCTGGGGGTTTCTGAAGAGGCTGATGAGCTGTGGGTTGATCCTGAGCACTTCGTAAACCTGCTCGCCCGTGAGCAGCGTGTTGGGCTTAACACCGCAATTCTGCTTGATGGCGAGCTTGAGGTCCTTGAACAGGGCCAGGGGATCGGAATCTATATCACTCAGCACTCGGAATGTATCACCGTCGGCAATTTCTCCATCAGTGCCAGTCCAGGTTTCATTAGTACTAACGCCGGATACATCGATTCCCCAGACAGCTGGTTGGAAATATTTGTTCGCGATTGTCAGCTCTTTGTTGAGCTGTAGGACATCCGTAACCATTTGGGTTGTTGCCATCTCAATAGGATAGCCCTCATCAGCCACAAACGGCAGATCAGCCAGGAGTGGCATCTCAAAGGCATACCGCTGGCATACATAGCTACCCGGTTCATCTACCTTCAGCTCTCCCTGGGGCGGTATGCTGCCAGGCCGCCAGGTTCCAGCCTTGTTTGTGAATGCGTTCTCTTTAGCCCACTTGGGGTACAAACCGGCGATCTGGTTTACCCCAATCATGGGGAACCACTGGTCGGCCACAAAGTTGCTGGGTTCCTGCCTGTATGCTAGGGACCATTCAGACTCCAGCCGCGCAACGTGGACCTGCGAATAATCAATGCCCTTGTTAACGACCTGTTGTGCAAGGACCGCCACTTGTTCTTTGTAATCCATGGAAAATCAACTCCTCTATGCCCCTGTGCTCACGTAGCCGATGTTCAATCTCACTGTTGCAGGATATCCGGCGTCCGCGCCAACCTCGCATTGACCTATGATGATGTCACCATCAGAAGGCGTAGCCTTAACTCCAACGCCGCCTGAGGCAAGCTTAACGAGATCGCCGGCGACAAGGCCGCTTTGCCCCCCTTCGATTGCCCCAGCCTTCACCAGGGCCTTACCCCTCCACTGCACAAGCGCCTCTGTCGAGAACTGATTCCGATCTGCCTGATCCACTGCTACTGGTCGGTTGCAGAGAATGCCAACTGGCATGTTACCAGTTTCCCAGAGTTCAACTGTGCGGTTTGTGTTGGCTGTGAGCTGCACGGCGCAATATTCGCATTCACTGAGATCCTCACCCGTGGCAACATCATACGTGCTGATGTCGCCTGGAACCGCTTCTCTAAAGGGAGCAGTAATCGCCATCTAAAGCACCCCCATCTGAGCCTTTATGGTGTTTGCCCGCTCCTCAGCCATTACAGCCTGAGCAAGTGCGCCGTTCTCCTTGGTTGCCTTAGCAACAGCCAAGGATCGCAGGACCTTACGATCTGTTGGGGCCTTGTCTGACTTCTCGATGATGCCCATGTGCTTCTGCACCAACTCCTCGAACTGGGCAGCAGAGCTACCAGGAGCGGGGCGATTGGATCCCATCGGAGAGTAGAGAATCTTGCTTGCCTCCGCTTTCATGGCGTTGGCTTGCTTAAGGGCCTTCAATATAGGCTTTCTTGCTTCAGATGGTAGCCCTTCCAGGCTCTTCAGGATCTCGGCGCCCTCTTCTGGGGTTCCCAGGCCGGAGAAATCGGACTTGGCTATCTGCTCATACTCCTTCTTGCGGAGGATAGAGCGCAGCTCCTCGTTCTCCTTGCGGATCGGTTCGACTGCTTTCTGGACGATATCCAGCAGCTCAGCCTTGCTGACCAGAGCCCTAGCTCCGGCCTTGTCAGCCCTAGCGGGCTTGGTCTTTGTCATCGGTACACTTCCATTAGCTGATTTATATAATAAGAAACGCTTCCCATTAGCGGCTTTACCGACTAGGGAAACCTCATCCAGTTCTAAATCCGTAAGTTCGTTTGGCAATTAGAATCACCTCGGGTCATCAAGAAAAGATTTCAGAAGGGGGTGCGTGTGCCGGTTCCCGCAATCGAGAAACCTGTTATGTCGCCCTTCTTCACTGCCTGCCAGAGATCGTTATCATGGATCTTTACGGCCATCACCCAGCTTCCGGACTTGACCACCTGGCCGTTGCACTTGAAGTCAGTTGGAGCGATGTAGCTCTCGATGATGGAAGCTTTGGCCACGCCAGAATGCTCTTTGCCTATCCGCTGGCTGGTCTGCATGAACTTGTGACAGGCCGCGCGGATCTCGGACTTGCTCAGGCGGTCGCCCTGCAAGTCTATTACTCCCGGTTCACTAACGACTCCATAAACGATCTGCTGATCACCGCTCTTTGAGACGATGATAGGCACCCGGTAGGACTTCATGACCTTGCTTACTTCGTCCTCGTCTTCCTCTTCATCGTCGTCTTCCTTCAGGAACTCGGGGAGGTCTTCATCCTCGTCTTCGTCCTCTTCAGGCTCTTCGTCCTCGGCCTTCTCTGCCTCATGCTCTGCCAGGACTTCCCGGATGTCGTCTATGAGGTCACTGGTAGCCTCCTCTTCGGGCTCGGTTTCATCACCGAAAAGATCCTCTTCAGATATGCCGTCGTCTGGGTCAGCATCGGCCTCGATCTGCTCTTCTTCGCCTTCATCGGGGTCTGGTGCGTCCTCGGGCTCAGGCTCGTCTGATCCGCCCTCGTCCTGCATCTCAAGCCACTGCTCAAGTGCTGCCTTGTGCTTGGATTCGTCTTGCTTGATGGCTTTCGCCATTTCTTTGAGCTGTGGGTCAGTGGCCATCTCGATCAGCTGGTCGATTTCATCTATGCCTTCGCCTTCACCGGCCAGTATGGCGCGAACGCGATCTAAATCGGAGCCTTTCTCCAGCTCCTCGTCTTCTATATATTCTTCTTCATCCATAGAATTACCTTCTAATCGGGGAACGTGGATGTCTCCGAAATCGATACCTTTGTTAATCATGAAATGCACCGAAAGTTATATATGCTATAATAGACTAGTATATGCTATGGCAACTGCAACATACGATGAGACCTACGAGTCTCTGATGAGAATTACGAAAACCGTAACCGACGGGATGTTCGAACTCGGAAAGATCCGAGGGAAGAACGCATTCGGCTCCGAGGAGGAGCTTAAGGTCCTTGTGATCGACATTTCGAAGAAGCTGCTGGAATCGCTGCCTGCCCATCAGTTCGAAGACGACGAAGTTGATCACCTGGAGAGCTGCCTTTCTCACAAGCTGTCCCTCCTAGAAGATCCGAACCAGTTCAGGAACAACGATTTTGAGGTGGTGGGATGAGAACCATCAAATCAACTGACAGCAGGATGCGTGATGATTTCGCGTCTCTTGTGCAAGTCGACGGGGGTGATAAGGCACTAGCAACGAATGATGGTAGTGTCACCCGACACCGGCATTTTCAGGCAGGAACTTATTTGATCGAGATGTTCGCAAACAGAACAGGATCGACGAAGTTCTATTATCCCTGCTCAGAAAGCTTCGCAAAGAAGCTCATAGACATGGATGCTGACCGAGCATACGATGCAATGAACAGGTATGTGTTTGCATGAGCAAAGGCATATTTCTCCCCATTTCGGATGAGCTTAATGCCGCATTTCACACTGAAATTGAGAGACGGAAAGGCCGAAAACTTCTCAGGGGAGATCTGAGAGATGCGGGAGAGGAGGCGATAAGGCAATGGTTGGGGCGATCCTATTAGCGTTTCACTCCGAACAGCGCCGCCTCACTCGCGGACATCGTTCTCTTTTTTGGTACCAGTTTTCCCTGTTGCACTTTGGCTCGAAGCTGTGATGTCGCGCCGGGTTCACTGCTAACCTCTTTTATGTGGCTTAATAGATCGTTTTTGG